GATGATTTAGATAAGAATTGGAATTTGCAGGGAGTTACTAACCCACCAGGATACACTTTTATTAATTTATTTTCTGTACCTTCGGCTTGGGGATATTCAGGAAGAGAAAGCGAATTTAGAGCCGCAGAAATTACAGTAAGAGCAAGAGTATTAGTAGACGTAACATTAATCAATTAAAAAAAATTCTGTATCATTACGGAATAATAAATATAATAAACAAACATATGACTCTATGGATTGGAAGGCGACAAGGAATAGGCATAGGAGTAGAAGCCACACGTGGTGTTGGCGTTTCTCCTGCTTATTGGCTTAACGCTTTATCGTTTAGTTTTGCAGACAAACCAGAGCGTGCTTTATCAGAAGCAGGTTTCGGTGGTATCTGGGGTGGTGACCAAGCACCAGTAACCTTAAAAATGGCAGAAGGCGATTTTGAGGTGGAATTAGGAGACCAAAGTTTTGGTGCAATATTGTATGCACTATTAGGCACATTAAGTAGTGGTACTATTGTTGATGAATCTTACACACATACTTACACATTAGATAATACTAATCAACACAAAAGTCTTTCTCTTAGTACTAAAGACCCTATTGGAAATTTAATCTTTGAAAGAGCGATGATTAATTCGTTTACTTTAACAGTAGAGCCAAATGCTATTGTTAAATATACTGTTAATTTTATTTCAAATAGTAGTGGCGACACTGGTGCTTTGGTTGATACTTATGGTGCTGAAAAGAAATTTGTAGGAAGAAATCTAAGTTTCAAAGTAGCAAGTGATACATCAGGTTTAGGTGCGGCGACTAAAATTAATTTAAAAGCTTTGACTTTAAATATTGAAAAGAATGCAGAAGCACAGGCTACACTAGCAACAATACAACCAGAAGATATTGTAAATAAGAGGTTTAATGTTACAGGTAATATCACATTAAACTACGAAGATAGAACTTGGTTAAATTTTGTAGGTGATGGTGATTATAAAGCTCTTCGTCTTGCTTTAATACACGATGATAAAATTGGTGCTGGCGGTACTCCTTATAGTTTTACACTTGATTTGAGTAAGGTTGAATTTGAAAATTGGAGCCCCGATTTCTCGTTGGACGAAATTGTAACACAAAGCTTAGACTTTACAAGTCTCTACGATGCAGGTGGAAATGATAACGTGATTAATTCTTGCACACTTGTAAATGCAGTAGAAAACTACTAGTTATAATAAAAAGGGGTACATTATCAAATAAAAAATGTACCCCTTGAGTGGAGGGATTAAAAAAAAATTGTTACTAGGATTATTCAAAAAATATGTGTGCATAGCCACATTTAGGGCATCCGCTATATTTAGAAGATGAACGCCAGATGGAATATCCAATAGATACAATTATAAATATAGGGAAAAAGAATAGTGCTACTAATCCTATAATCCACAAAATAGTTTCTATGATGGCTGAACCAGAAATATACTTTTCTGGCTGACCACTATATTTACAGTTTGGACACTTAATATTGTTTTTTCGCATAAACTCACCCCCTTTCTATTTGACTTAATTAATTATAATATAATATAATATATTAAACAAAAAATGTCAAATTTTTGCTTAATTAACTAAAAATTAATCATATGGAAAGAGAGACAACAACAATCAAAACACCAAAAAAGGGACGAGTAGTCGTTCTTAAAACTTGGTTAACTGGTAGAGAAAAAAGAGAAATCAAATATATCTTAATACAAGATATTAAGTTAGAAAAAAAAGATACTCCTGAATCAGAAGGCGAAGAGCTAAAAAATAATTTTGATTATCAGGTTACTCCAGAAAGTCTAACAAAATCACAAGATAGAACAATTGAAATGGCTGTGGTATCTGTTGATGGAAGCAAAGAAAACGTCTTAGACACTACTTTAGATATGCACCACGAAGATTTTAATTTTGTGATGGATAAGATAGAAGAATTAACTGGGGACAAAAAATTAGATGAAGACGTAAAAAACTAGCCAGCGAGTATTATTTATTATTGCAGAATGGACGTGGACAAATAAGTGAGAGATTGAATATAGTACTCGCCTGCAAAAAAATGCATTGGGATTATTTTACTTATCTAAAACAACCTGAATGGTTTATCCAGATATTAGATATGACGGATAATGTAGAAGCTATGTACCATAATAAGATAGCTAAAAACAATAAGAATAAACTAAGATAGTATAATATGCCAGCAACTACACAACTAACCGCTGTCTTAACAGCAAAAGACGAGTTATCAAAAGAACTTAAGAAAGTTTCTAAGGGTTTAGATACTGTTAAGAAAGATTTAAAATCAGCCAATACCACTGCTAAAAAAACCAGTGGTTCTTTTGATAATATGACTAAAGGTCTTTTAAGAATGGGTGCTGGCTTTTTATCTATAAGAGCTGGAATAGGTATTGTAAAAAATGTAGTTGGAAATTTAATTAGTTTTGAAACTGCTATTGGTAATATTAGTACACTTATCCCAGAAAACACCAAAGCAATAGCAGAAATGCGTAAAGGTATATCAGACCTATCTAGAACAATACCAAAAAGTGCTAATGAATTAGGTGCCGCCGCATACGATATAATGTCTGCTGGTATAACCGATGCTTCTGAAGCGTTGTTTGTATTAGAAGCTTCTGGTAAATTAGCTGTAGCTGGTTTAGGTACTACAACCGAAGCAGTTGGATTAGTAACGTCGGCTATTAATGCTTTTGGAATTGAAGCTTCTGAAGCAAACAAGGTAGCAAATACTATTTTTGCTACTGTCCGTGCTGGTAAAACTACTGTTGGAGAATTATCTAGAGCTTTTGGTAATGTAGCCGCAGGTGCAGTTGGTGCTGGTGTTAGTTTTGAGGAAGTTCAAGCCGCAACCGCCGCACTTACATTAACTGGTTTCAGAACTGCCACAGCACAGGAAAGATTAAGAGCTTTATTTGATGAAATGACAAGAAGTTCTGGTAAATTGTCAGTTGCTCTTAAAGGAGTTGGAGTTACTAATATTGAAACAGCAATTAAGACTGACGGTTTTAAAGGTATTTTAGATAAACTTTTTGAAGCTACTGGAGAAAATACAATTGGTTTTAAGAATATGTTTAGTAGTGTTGAAGCTGGCGGTGCGGCTTTAGCTTTAGTAACAGGGGTATCAGAAGATTATGATAAAATTTTACAAGATATAATAACAGGTACAGGCGATTTACAAAAAGCATTTGAAACTCAAGCGGAGACAGTACAAAATAAGGCGATAGTTGCTCAGAATAATTTTAATGCTCTAATGGAAGATTTTAGTTCTAGAATCTTACCAGAACTTATCAGGGGGCTTGATTTGGTTATTACTTTATTTAATAGAATAGCAGGAGTGAGAGATACATTTGATTCTTTTACAGATAGTATTAGTCAACAAGCCGCAGAATTATCTCTACTAGCACAAGAAAATAAAAAAGTTAGTGACGGAATGTCCACTTATGAAGGTAATCTAATAAGTAGTGCTATTGCCGCAAACCAAGCTGAGACCGAAATTTCTAAACTGGAAACTACTCAAAAATTATTAAATACTGCTTTAAGTGGTAGTTTTTTAGAATCTATAAACGCTACAAAAGCATTAAAAGATTTTGGTGAAGAATCCGCTGGTTTTATTGGTAAAGCTCCACAAAAAATGAAGGAAAGATTAATAGAGGTTAATCAGGAATTAGAAAAACAAAAAAATATTTTATTTAATACTAAACCTGCATTAGAACAAGTTTTAGCACCTTATGAAGATATAAACGAAGAGATAAAAAAACTTAAAGAAGGTTTAGAAGATGCTGGACCTGCTATGAAAGATTTTGGCTCTAGTTCAAAAAGTACAGCAAAATCTGTAGATACTGCGATGACTAAAGCAACTCAATCTTTTATTGATTTTAAAAAAAAGTCATCAAATTTAGGCGAAGAATATAAAAAAGTTAGTGAAGATGGTGTTAAAAATATCGCTGATTTAAATTCTAAAAATAAAGAAGCTTTAGCTAGTATTGATGAGCAAATAAAAAACGTCAAGAATAGTATGGCAGAGTTGAATAAGAGCTTTAGTGGTGCTCAAACTTCTGATGTACAAAATTTAGCAGAACAATTTATTAAAGCAGAAGAAAAAATAGCTAGTTTAAAAGAAAAACTAAGGTCTGAAACTGACTCCTCAAATATTACAAAATTAAAACAACAACTAAGTCAGGAAGAACAAGCTTTAGCTGATTCTGCTAACACAGCACAAGAGATACAAGTTGCTATTGATGAAGCTAGAAGAAGAGCGGGTTTAAATGATTTAGAAAGAGCGATAGAAGATTTTGATATTAAAAGAGAATTAGCACAGCAAGAATTTGACCAAAGAATGACACAATTACAAGAAGAGTTGAGTGCTATGCAAGCAAAAAGACAACTTGAAGAAGAACAACATAAATTAAGACTTCAAGAATCACAAACAGAATTAGCTAAAAAATTAGCTGATATTAATGTTGGAATTAAAAAAATAACTGAAGAAGCTGAAACAGAAAAAGCATTATACGAAGAAAAAATTGCCATTATTAATAAATTAATATTAGACGGCGAAGCTATTAGACAGGAGGCAACTAAAGCTACTTATAATGTTACAAAAGATTTAGTAGAAAAAGAAATTGATTTGTATAACAGACTAGCTAAGGCTATCAGAGAAGCTTCGTCAGCAAAAATAGAAGGTTTATTACCTAGAGTGAGTAGTGTTGTTGGTAGAGCTAGTGGTGGTATTGTTAAAAGGGGTGAAACAACTCTTGTTGGAGAGAATGGTCCAGAGATAGCTCAATTCCCATCTGGTACTAGAATTATTCCTAACGGACAAGGTGGTTCGTTTGGGGGTGTTAACATCTATATAACAGGAACTTTCCTTAGTGAAGATGCGGCTGAAATAATGGGAGACAAAATTATAGACAAACTTAAAAGAAATATAAGAATTTAATAATCTTAATTAATAAATATATGGCAGACTTAGTATATAATTCACTTAAAAAAAAATTAATGGATGCGGATATAGATTTAGCCGCAGACGATATTAGAGTGGCTTTAGTAACTTCAAGTTACACACCAAACCAAGATACACACGAGTTTTTTGACGATGTAACCAACGAGGTGACAGGTACAGGTTATGTAGCAGACGGAGAACTGTTAGCTAGTAAAACAGTAACCCAAGATGATTCAAACAATAAAGCAGTTTTTGATGCGGCTAATGTCGTTTGGACAACTTCAACAATCACAGCAAGAGGAGCAGTAATCTACAAAGATACTGGAACACCTGCTACTTCCCCATTAATTTGTTATGTTGACTTTGGCTCAGACAAATCATCTTCAACTGCGAGTTTTACTATTGATTGGAACACAGGTGGTATCTTAGATTTAAGTGATGTGTAAAATTAGTTTATGAAAGGAAATTTTGAAATTAAAAAAGAAAATGCGAAGAAGTTATTTAACTCTTCTATTAAAAGTTTCCACAGTAATGGACGCTCTATTAAGATACTCCGAAAAGAAGAAAAAGATAACATCTACACAGTATATTTGGAAGTAAAAAAAGACGGAAAAAATATTGATATGACAGAACTCAATCCTTTTATTTTTGTCAATCCACCAATAAATATAGTAGTTGAAGAGGCTATTATTGATACAAAAAGTAACGAACCAAAAGTTATTAAAAAGGCTATTTTGGAAGAAAATCCTGATAAAGCATTAAAGAGTATCATATCTGATACTTTGGGGAGGGTCTTATGGCAGTCTTAACAGTGTATCCTAGTTTAGATGGATACACAGCTAGATTAACAGATGGAACTTGGACAGAAATTATTTCTGGTAATGGTAATTCTAAAAGTTACACAAATCCAGTGCTTCTAGCCCTGTTTGATATTAACACAACTGCCACACCAGATGAGTGGTCTATTATGAGAAGAGCAGGCGTCAAGTTTGACACCTCTGCTTTGGGGGCTGGTGTTACAATTTCTGACGCTGTATTATCTTTTTATTTTGATAGTAGAACAGACCCAGACTCTAATACACCAAGTTTAAATATTTATTCTGCTGTATTAAATGATGTTAATTCTGATTATGAATCAATGGGGACAACTGAATTTGCAAATACCATAACTTATGCTGGTTGGTCTGCTGGTTTTAATGATTTTACTTTGAATGCTAGTGGTCTTGCAAATATAAATAAAACAGGCAATACGGATTTTGGTATAAGAAATACAGAATATGATGTTGGAGGAGTAGACCCAGCTTGGTCAGCTTCCCCAGCTTTTACTAGAATATTTGTAAAACCAAGTGAAATAGCAGGAACAACACAAGACCCTAAACTTGTTATTACTTATACAGCTAGTGGCGGTGATGTAACAGTAGAACCTTCTTTAATATCACTATCAATAGACGTTTTATCTGCGACAGTATCTATTTCTAGTGTTAGTGTTTCTGTTTCTCCTTTGCTTATATCTCTAAAGATTGATAATCCTCATCCAACTGTTTCGTTTTTTGATTTTCCTGGAAAAATTAAAGTTACAATTGACGGAGTAGATAGGACAAGTTTAATAAAATTAAATAGTTTTAGTTTAACACAAGTACTCACAAGACAAATTGATACAGGAAGATTTACTCTTAGATATGATGGTCAAACAAAAATATATACACCTTCTATTGGTAATGAAATTATTGTTACAAAAGGTGATACAAAGATTTTTGCAGGAATAATTACTAAAATAAAAAAGGGTTCTAGTATATATAAAATGATTGATATTGAAGTTGAGTTTTCTGATTATGGTAGAAAGTTAGATAGGTATTTAATTAATGATAGTTTTAGTAATCAAACAATTTCACAGATTATAAATTTTTTAATTGTTGATAAAGGATTAGACGAGGAAGGTTTTACTACTAACAATGTTGATTCTGATAAAGAGGTAGCTTATATTGCTTTTAATTACCAGCCAATGTCTGAAGTTTTAATAGCTTTGGCTGATTTAATTAATTACGATTGGTATGTTGATTACGACAAAGACATACACTTTTTCTCAAAAGAAGAAACATCAGCCCCGTTTGAAGTTGAAGATGATACTGGCACTTTTATTTTTAATACAATGGTAATTAGAGAAGATAGTAGCCAAGTAAAAAATGTTATTTATGTAAGGGGTGGAGAATATCTTGGAGAGACTACTACTTCTGATTATATTTCTGATGGAATACAAAATGTCTATCCTTTAGATTACAAATATGATTCTATGCAAGTTAGTGTAACAGGAGAAGTTTGGAATGGTGGTGTTGATGGAGTAGACATAGCAGGAGATTTTGACTATATGTGGAATCCAGAAGAAAAGTTTATTAGATTTAGAGGGGATAGAATCCCAAGCGATACTTCAAGTCTTAAAATGTCTGGACCACCATTTTTACCTGTTGTAGTTAAACTCAGAGACCCAGCTTCAATTGCTACTTTTTCAGCACAAGAAGGTGGAAATGGAGAATATGAATATATTGTAATTGATAAAACGATTAACAGTAGAGAAGGAGCAAGAGAAAGAGCCAGAGCTGAAATAGACTCTTATGCTATGTCTATTAATGAGGGCGAGTTTAAAACCTATGCAAATGGTTTGAGAACAGGACAAAGAATAAGGATTAATTCTCTAGCATTTGATGTTGATGATTATTTTATTATTAATAGAGTTAGTATAAGAATGAGAACACCAAATGAATTTGAATATGTTGTGTCGTTAGTTACTACAAAAACAATGGGAATTATTGATTTTTTAAGAGAAACATTATTAGGAGATAAAAAGAATATTACAATTAATGAAAATGAAATATTGGATGTTGTAGAAGCTTTTAATGAAACTCTTAGTTTAGCAGACACCCTTACAGGCGAACCTTCTACTAGTCATAATCCACAGACAGAAAGTGCTTCTTTAGACGTTACTTTTACCTCTCAAGGATTAGATTATGATGTGGAGTTTGTACTAGCTGGATATGTTTGGGGCGGTCCTGGCTCTGGCGATAACAAGAGAGAGATGATACTTGATGTTACTTCTTACCTTTATTAATAATTTAAACATATGAAAAAAGATAAATTTAAAAAAATTAGCTCTCTAGTTGGAGAACTTGAAAAACTCTTAAGAGAGAGTAAGGTTACAAAAATTGAAGAACTTAAAAGTAGTTCAATTTATGCTGAAACAGAAAAATTGAAAGAATTGTTAGAAAAACATTATCCTGAAATAGAACCTGAAGAAGAAGATAATGAGAACAAAGAAGATGCTAGTATGAAAGGTGTTTGGACTTTTACTTTGGAGGATATACATACACACAAAAAAAGAGTGTACTCCTATGAAAATATAATCCCAACAGTAGGTAGGACAATGATAATGAATAATTTAGTTGACTCCGCTCCTGATAATTCAATGTTGGTAGAATATATTGCTTTAGGAACTGGGACAACTGCTCCTGCTAATGGCGATGTAGCTTTAGAAACTGAAGCATATAGAAATGATGTAGCTAGTAGAACTAATGCGGCGAATGTCGGGTATGTTAGTGGGTTCTTTAGTGCTACTGAAACAACAGGTTCTTTCAAAGAAGCCGCAATATTCTGCGATGCGACAGGCGTGGCTGATTCTGGTATAATACTATCAAGAGTAGCTATTGATATTATAAAGAGCAATACCGAGACGTTAACTATAGATTGGTCAATCTCCATTTTATAGTGAATACTATTGACAAGATAAGTGAATAGTATTATAATATAGGTATATATTATAAAATAACATTAAATATATGCCTATATCAATAAAATGTACAATTTGTGGTAAAGAAAAATTAGTTCGTCCTTGTCAAAAAGATATATTTAAAACTTGTGGCTCAAAAGAATGTGTAAGTAAGTATGCCTCAATTCGTGCAAAGAAACAGTTTGCTAAATATGGACATAATCTAGATTATAAAAAAATAGGGAAAAGAAATAGTAAATTAATGAAAAAAAGATATAAAGATGGAAAAATGGAGCATATGAAAGGGGTCTGGAGAGATAATAGTCAAAGATGGGCAGATGAGAATAATCCAAGATGGAAAGCTATTGGAAGTAAAAGAATGTCTAATGGGTATGTTTATATAAAAACTAGATACGGCTGGATACAAGAACATAGATTAGTAGCAGAAAAAATTATTGGTAGAGAATTAAAAAGAAGTGAAGTTATCCATCATATCAATAGAATAAAAGACGACAATAGACCTGAAAATTTATATTTAATGACGGATAGCAAACACAGAGCTTTGCATACCTTAGATAATATAAATAAGGATAAAGGTTTAATACAAATAAAACTAAAATCAAATTTAATAATATAAAAATATGAGTTTAGATGACAAAGAAAAAGGACAAAAAATATGGGCTTTTGAAATAGATAATATTACAAAGGCTATTCGTGATTTGAAGCAAAATGTTATTCAGTTAACTAATTTTGTATTGCCAAATATTTTACAAAAAACTTATACAGATATAACTATAAACAACACAACAACTGAAACTGATATATTAAGCGTACCTATTTCTGCGAACTTAATGGAAACAAATAATATGATTAGGTTTAAGATTTATTTTCAAGACTCTGTGCTTGATACTGGAACTATTACAGTAAAATTAAAATTGGGAGGTACTACTTTAGCAACTATTACAGCTTTTATAGTTGGGGCGTCAAGTATGGGTTATATAGAAGGCTTTATTTATAATAATAATTCAAATGGTGCTCAGATTGCTAAGATATTTTCCAATAGTACTTATGTTTCAACAGGAAGTGTAAAAGTAGCTTCTGACGAGGGAACTGGCACAAAAGATACAACTACCACTCTTGATTTATCAGTAACTTTACAATTTAACACAGTGTCAGCATCAAATATTTTCTATATGAAAGATAGTTATGTTGAATTTTTAAAATACTAATATATGACTTATAAAATTTTAACAGGTGTGTTTCAAGAAAACTTTATCAACACAGCACAACAAGATAATCAAATTGATTATGTTGACGCAGAAGCAGTCAGTGGTCAAGCTGATGTTGATGTTGGAGATGGGGCAAATTTTACCGCAGGTGAGCAGGTAATTATTTATGATGGAGAAGAAACTTTTGAAACAGCTATTATTGATAGTATTAGTAGTAATGTTTTGACAATGACTACTAATTTATCAAACACATATCCAGAAGGTGCTTATATTGGAAAATATTTAGGTTATTTAGATACATCAAACAATAAATATCAAAGACTACTTGCCCCAGATTTAGGAGATGGGAGTGATGGTGCTTTTGAGTCAAGTGGGGATGAAACTTGGAGTGCAGAAAAAAATTATACTTCAATCACAATTTTAAGTGGTCACACTATTACAATTGATGGAAATTTTGATATTAAATGTCAAGGTACTTTTGAAGTTGAAAGTGGTGGTATTATAAGTGCTAAAGGATATGGACACGCTGGTCCTACATCAGAAAGTTATCAAGGAACAAGCAATTTAGGAGCAGGAGCAGTTGCAAATTCGGCAAATGGTGGCGGTGGTGGTGGTGGACGATATGGTGGTGCTCACGGCAGAGTTGGTGGCGGTGGTGGTGGTGGATATGGAGTAGCAGGCGACACTGGTTGGTACGAGGGTCTTCAGTCCACTCAATCTTGGGTGGGGCAAGGTGGTGGAACTTATAATGATGAAGCGTTGACAACTTTTACAATAGCATATTTAAAAGGTTCTGGTGGTGGTGCTGGTGCGAGTGAATATTCAGGTTGGGGTAGAGGTGGAAATGGTGGAGGAATAATAAGAATACATTGTTTGAATTTTATTTGTGCTGGTGATATTGATTGTGATGGAAATGATGGTGGTGATGCAACAGCTCCATTGTCTTATAATAACAGTGGTGGTGGTGCTGGTGCAGGTGGTACTATATATATTCAAGTTATTCAATTAGCAACTGTAGGCACTGGACTTATTCACTCAAACGGAGGTACTGGTGGTAATGGTATGAATAGTGGAAGTGCTGTTTTAACTACTTACAGAGGTGGAAATGGTGGAGACGGAAGAGTAAGAATTGAAGCTAG